TGGTGGCGGTTCAGGTGGTTCTAATGATAGTGGTGGTGCATCCACTGGAAATGGTGGATCAGGAGTGGTAATAATAAGATATAAATTTCAATAATTATGAGTACAATTAAAGTAAATAAAATAGAAAAAAGATCAGGAAGCACACTAGAATTAGGTGGACCAGGTACAGCTGTAACTTTAGCGTGTGGTGCTACACAAACAGGTTTCGGTAGAACCGGTACAGTTAATTGGTGTACAACTGTAAAGACATCACCTTTTACTGCAACAAGTGGTTCAGGATTTTTTGTAAATACTACAGGTGGAACGGTTACAGTAACTTTACCATCATCACCAAGTGCTGGAGATATTGTTTCTATAGCAGATTATGCAGGAACGGCAGCCACTGCGTGTAAAGAAATTAATATTGGTAGAGGTGGCTCTAAATTTCAAGGAACTTGTAATTGTGGTATTCTTAATAAAGAAAGAGAATCTGTTACTTTAATTTATGTTGATGGAACTCAAGGATGGGTGCCTATTCAAGATCAAGAAGGTTCAAAAGAAAATAAAGAATATATTGCTGCTACAGGTGGAACTATCACTTGTAGTGGAGATTACAAAATTCATACATTTACTTCTAGTGGGTGTTTTCAAGTTACTGCTGCTGGTAATGCAGCAGGATCAAATAAAGTTTCTTATGTAGTCGTAGCTGGTGGCGGTGGTGGAGGCGGTGATGGTGGTGGTGCTGGAGGAGCAGGTGGTTATAGAGAAGGTAAATGTACATCTGATCCATATACAGCAAGTCCATTAAACGCACCAGATGGATTACCAGTTTCAGTACAAACTTATCCAATTACAGTAGGAGGGGGTGGAGCTGGAGGTCCACAACCACAAGCAGGTGTTAGCGGAAACCCTTCAGTTTTTTCAACAATTACTTCAACAGCTGGAGGATATGGTGGTAAAGGAGCAGCTGCAGATGGTGGTTCAGGCGGCGGTGGTGGAAGAAGTTCACCCAGAGCAGCAGGAACAGGTAACACACCACCAGTAAATCCTGCACAAGGAACACCTGGAGGTACAGGTGGTCCACCAAATGGTGGTGATGGTTCAGGTGGTGGTGGCGGTGCTACTACTGCAGGTGCAGTAAATGCTACTTGTTGTGGAGGTGCAGGAGGTGCAGGTGCAACTTCTGTAATTACTGGAACTCCAGTTGCAAGAGCAGGTGGAGGTGGAGGTGGAGCATCACCAGCACCATCTGCAAAAGGTGCTGGAGGAACTGGCGGTGGAGGTAATGGTGCAGGTTGTGGTCCATCAGGACTTGCAACAGCTGGAACAGCAAATACTGGCGGTGGTGGTGGAGGGTCATCAGGTGGTCCGGGAATACCGATTACTCAAGGTGCATCAGGAGGATCAGGTATAGTAATAATAAGATATAAATTTCAAAATTAATGAATTTACATAAGTTAAAAATTAATATATAAGGAGAACATTATGGCACATTATGCAAAACTAGGAGCAAACAATAAAGTTATTAGCGTAGAAGTTGTAGCTGATACTGATTGTCAAAATGCTGATGGTGTTGAAGATGAAGAAGTAGGAAGACAGTTTTTGGAAAGAATCCACAGCTGGCCTTTATGGAAAAAAACATCTTATAATACATCTGGCGGACAACATAAATTAGGCGGAACACCCTTAAGAGGTAATTACGCAGGTATAGGTATGATTTATGATGAGGACAATGATTTGTTCTTACACAAAAAACCTTACGCAAGTTGGGTTTTAAATGTGGCAGAAGCAAGATACCAATCACCAATTGGTGATGAACCTGAATTATCTGATGAAGAAGCTCTTACTCATAGATATCAGTGGAACGAATCTACAGGTGCTTGGGATAAAGTCGCTAGATAATCTACTTGACATTTTAAATAGATTTTATTACATATCTGAAGAGGTATGCATAAGAAAGTATTAACAGAAGTAGATTTATATACAGGCGAAATAGCAATGCCGAAAGGCTTTGAAATTAATCGCAATGTAATTAAAAACGATATTTTAAAATCATTTGTTACTAAAGACAGAATAAATAATAATCCTAGAACTTATTCTTATAAAAATTATACAGTACCTTTTTCTCAACCATTACAATGGATGCAAGATTATGTTCGAGATCATTGGAAAGTAGAATATGGTTTTACATTAGTTCCAAAAAATATGCATGGTAAAATTTTACACCCTAAAGAAAAATCTGTTTTAATGCATTCTGTAGATCCTGTTGATTTAAGAAACTCACCAGATTATACCCTTATCTATGGTTTAGATATAGAACCTAATTCTTGTGAATGCATCATTGAATATGATAATAACAGGAGAAAAAATAGAACGTTTCACTTACCAATTAAAAATAATGAATTTATTATGTTTCCTGCTACACAAAGATATATGATTACAGAAAATAAATCTGATAAATTAAATACAATTTTGGTTATAAATTATGAATATATCTAATTACTATTGGTACTTTCAATCTGTAATACCGCCAAGAATTTGTGACTTAATTGTGCAATATGGTAAGGCAGAAAAGAATAGAGAGATTATGGCTATTACAGGTGGTTATGGTAGAGATAGAGATTTAAATAAACAACCTCTTACTAAAGAAGAAGTAAAAGATTTACAAAAGAAAAGAGATTCAAATATTGTTTGGATGAATGATCTTTGGATTTATAATGAAATAAGACCCTACATTAGGTTAGCAAATGAAAACGCAGGTTGGAATTTTGATTGGGATTGGTCAGAATCTTGTCAGTTTACTATCTATAAAAAAAATCAATATTATGATTGGCATTGTGATAGTTGGGATAAACCTTACACACAAGAAGGTCCAACAAAGGGTAAGATAAGAAAACTATCTGTAACAGTTAGTTTGACAGATCCAAAAGAATACAAAGGTGGAGAGTTAGAGTTTGATTTAAGGAATGAAGATCCTGATAAAAAACCTAACATAAGAACGTGTACAGAAATATTACCAAAAGGCTCTTTGGTTGTGTTTCCTAGCTTTGTATGGCATAGAGTTAAACCAGTAACAAAAGGAGTAAGGCATAGTCTAGTGATATGGAATTTAGGCTATCCATTTAAATAATATGAAACCAAAAACATTTTCTGTAAAACAAGGTGGTAGTAATCCGCAAAAACCACAAGGACACGTAGATTTTAAATCTGCATTTTATTTTCAAACACCATTATGGATTGCAGAAGCTCCGATGTTTTTAAAAAATACAATTAAAGTAACTGATAAATATATTAAAAAAGCAGAAAAAAATCTTAAAGATAAATTAAAAAATGAACCTAAATGGAAAAAAGATATAGGTACATTTGGTTTATCTTATCATAGTGAAAGTATGTCTAATGATCCTAAATTAAAAGATTTAGTACAGTTTGTAGGTCAAAGATCTTACGAGTTTTTAGATTGGCAAGGTTTTAATTTACAAAATCACAGTTTACATTTTACAGAATTTTGGGTGCAAGAGTTTAGTGAGAAAGGTGGTGGTCATCATTCTACACATCAACATTGGAATCAACACGTTTCAGGATTTTATTTTTTAAAGTGTAGTGAGAAAACATCCTATCCTATTTTTCACGAACCAAGGCCCGGTGCAGAAATGACAAAGCTTCCATTAAAAAATCAAGAACAAATTACATTAGGAACTAATCAAGTGCATTACAAACCACAACCAGGAACAATGATTATATTTCCTGGTTATGTTCCACATGAATATGCAGTTGATCCAGCTTTAGAGCCTTTTAGATTTATACACTGGAACATAAAAGTTGTTGAAACAGCAATATCAAAAGAGAGTAGTTTAAAAAATGAAAATAAAAATAAATAATTTTACACAAAGTATATTTGAAACAACACTTCCTATAGACAGTAAGCTATATGGTAAAATTAAAAAATTTAAATTAAACAGAAAAGAAGAACTTCAAACTAATTATGACAATGAAATTGATGACACCTTGTTTAATCAAATAAAAGATTATTTACAAGAATATATAGATACAGTTGGAAAAATATTAAAAACAGAAAAAAATATTATAAAAAATATATGGTTTCAAAAATATTCTGTTAGCGATTATCATAATTTACATTCTCATGATAGTGGCATGAATCAATATTCTTTTATTCTTTATGTAGATTGTGGAAGTAAATCCGGTGATACTAGATTTTTAAACATAGGTTATCCTTACGTAAACTTAACTGAACATCGAGTAAAACCAATAAAAGGTAAATGTCTAATATTTTTAGGTGCTATACCACATGAGTCAATACCATCTAAAGATAATAAAAAAACAATAGTAAGTGGAAACATACAATATCAATGAGCTTTAAAAAAAATAAATACGTTGTAATTAAAGAAGCTGTACCTAAAGAAATAGCAGAGTTCTGTTATAATTATTTTTTACTTAAAAGAACTGTTGCAAGAACGTTATTTGATCACAGGTATATCTCTCAATTTACACATGAATGGGGTACTTGGGCAGATCAGCAAGTTCCAAATACTTACTCTCACTATTCAGATGTAGCTATGGAAACTTTATTAATGAGAACTTTACCTATTATGGAAAAGAAAACAGGACTAAAATTATATCCTACTTATTCTTACGCTAGAATATATAAAACGGGTGATATATTAAAAAGACATAAAGATAGGTTTAGTTGTGAAATATCTACAACTTTAAATCTAGGGGGTGACCCTTGGCCTATTCATTTAGACCCAACAGGTGCTGATAATGTGATAGATGAATATAACAATGTACATAAACCAAACGCTCCAAAAGGCATAATAGTTAATTTAAAACCAGGAGATATGCTTGTTTACAGGGGTTGTGATTTAGAACATTGGAGAGAAGAGTTTCAAGGAGACAACTGTGCTCAAGTTTTTCTGCATTATAATAATCAAAAATCCAAAGATGCAGATAAAAATATAAACGATACAAGGCCTCATTTAGGACTTCCAAGTTGGTTCAAAAAGTAATATAATCCTTAAATGGAGGCAGTGACTCCACCACATACCTC